CCAGAATAATTACACTAGAAAACAACTAACAAATATTTATATAAAATGAATAAAACTATAGTACTTTTTCCAGGAGGGTTTAAACCATTAACCGGAGCCCATTTAGCATTAGCAAATCGTTATGCTCAATCTTCTAATGTAGAACGGGTAATAATGTTAATTGGACCAAAAGAACGAGACGGTGTTAGCAGACAAGATACTGCTGAAATCTTCAATCTAATTAATAGTAATCCAAAAATTGTAATGCAACCCACTGATTACAATTCTCCAATTATGGCTGCGTATGAGTATTTATTTGCATTACCAGAAACAGACAACGGAACATATGCAATGGCTGCATCTAAAAAAGGTGATGATTATGCTCGTACCATGAGTTTTGGCAGCAATGTAGAAAAATATAAACTAGTTGGTGATAAAGGTGGTAGAAAAATGCCGGCCGGTATCAATGTTAATCCACTTGAAATTGATGTGGATCCATTAGCATATGCAGACGGAACGCCTATTTCTGCTAGCACAGTAAGAAAATCAATTGCAGAAAAAGATTATGAAACATTTGCTGCATCATATCCCGGTACTAAAGAAGCAATCGTTAAAAACATTTGGCAAATGTTAATTGGAGTTCAAGAGTCAATGTTTAGTAAAGATTGGTGGGGACGCCAATTATCAGAAGATATAGACGAAGTAATCGAAGGATATCAAACTCCTAAAATGGCTAAAGCTCACGACAAAAAAATAAAAAAACTAAAAACGTTTCTGGATAAGAATAGAGGAAAAGAATTTGTTTATGACTTTAACAACTTCAGTAAAACAGTATTTGGTGCTCCTATAAAAGAATCTTTAATAACCGAAGGCGGCGCTGGGGGGCATATGAATCACCCATATGATGCTTATGGCTTAACTTTTAATGATATGAAGGAAATTGTTTCTAGAGCATTAGAAGGACGTTTAGATATAGAGCAAGAAGTAACAGAAAAGACTGATGGTCAAAATATCCAAGTAACATGGAAAAATGGAGAACCTGGATTTGCTCGTGGTATTAAAACAATTAGAACTCCAATGACAACATCAGAAATTATTGCTAGCTTTGAAGAAAAATATCAAAAAATAGTTGATGAGAGCGGGGTAGATGCTGCCGAAGGATATAAATCGGTAGTAGAAGCATACACTGAAACAGCCGCAGACTTAACAAGTGCTTTAAGCAAATTATCACCTAGAACATTACAATCTATATTTAAAAATGGTCGTGTCTTTGCAAACATGGAAATTATTTATCCTGCGACTACAAATATTATTGCATACGAATCAGCAGTATTACAATTTCATAATTTAGTAGAATATGATGAAGCCGGAAAAGTTGTGCAAACAGATCTAGCCGGAGGTACTACATTGCAAAAAGTAATTCAAGACGCAAATGCACATCTACAAAAAACATTCTCTTTTATTCCTCCGAATAAAATGAAATTAGGTCAAATTGAAGATTTTGAAGATAAGCAAGATGCATTCTTTGCTGAAATTGATAGTTTACGAAATCATTTTGGATTAAAAGAAACCGATACTGTTTCTGAATATCATAAAGCATGGTGGAAAAATGTAATACAAGAAAAGGCAAATCAATTAGGATATGATATAACAGATGAGGTAATGGAGTTATTAATATATCGTTGGGCGTTTGGTGATAAATCTACTAGTATTACTAAAATCAAGAACATGATAGATAATGATCAATTTTATGAATGGGTTTATGCATTTGATAAAAAAGACTTTAAATTATATCAAAAACAGAATATACAACCATTCGAATCTATATTTTTAAGACTCGGTGCGGTTGTATTAAAAAATATAAAAAACTATCTTGCAGCAAATCCTGATTCTGCAGTACAAAATATAAAACGCAGTCTATCTGATCTTGTTAAACAACTACAAACATCAGATAATATTGAAACTATTAAAAAATTAGAAACTGAGCTTAAGAAAATTGAACGAATCGGCGGCTTTGATACTATAGTACCAATTGAAGGTATTGTATTTACATATGGCGGTAACACATATAAGCTAACAGGTTCATTTGCTCCAGTCAATCAGATACTAGGGGTGTTAAAATACGCAAGGTAATATTTATATTAAATAAACGGATAACACAATGGCAGAAAAACATAAAACAAAGTATAAATCACCAAAAGATTTAGAAAAATCAACAAAACTAAATACTCGTAAAGATATTAAAGATTATACCGGAGACGAAGCTCATGGTATGGTTCCCAATTTGTCAAAAGGAGTACAACCATTAGTAGTAAGAAAATATGCTACCGATGTTTTAGATGACGTTGAAAATATGGTTCCTAAAATTGTGGATCACATTTACAAAAAAGTAGAAGACGGCGAATATTCTCCAGAGCATGCTCGAAAAGTATTTGAAAAAATGCAATTGGCAGGAACTGAGGACTATATCAAGAAATTAGATCGAATTGATCATGTAGCAATTACTAACTCATTAGTTAAGCCAGAAAATGAAGAAACTCTTAAAGAGTCAATTTCAAAGTTATCTGAAGAGCAAAAAGAGCAAGTAATTAGAAAATATGTTAGAAATAAAATTGCTAAAGTATTACGGGAAAGTTATGTGATGGAGCAAGAAGATGCAACAGACGTAGATATTGACCCAGAAGTAGAAGCAGATGCCGACACGCCAGATGCCGATGTAGAAGTAGATGTTGATACTCCAACAGCTGATACGCCAGAAGCAGATGTAGACGCAGCAGTCGACTCTGATACATCATCAACAGCACCAACATCATTTTCGGGAGGCGGCGGTTCTAGCTCGCCAAGCCCATCACCAAGCACAACACCAACCAATACTACAGACTCTGGCGCTGATACAGCAACAACAGATATGTCACCTGCTAACAAAATGAAATCATCAATTGATTCATTTGTATCGGATATAAAATTGAAGCTATCAAATGCTACTCCACTTGAAGTAGCTCCAGATGTTGTTCAACCAATTAAAGATCTAATGTCTGGTATGACTGCAAACAAGTCTAAACAATTTAAACAAGCAATCGCAACGGCAATGAGAAATGCAGATATTAAATTACCAACTCCATCTCCGTCAGACGACTACACTGAAAACTAAGCATAATAAATTATGGCAAAAACAAACAAGTTACAAAACATTAAAGCCGTTCAACAAATGATTGACGGTACTCACAAATTTCAAACAAAAAAGTCTGTTGGATTTAGTGATGCTGAGGCAACGAAAAAAAGAAATGACCATCACGATATCGGCGATATCTGGGAAGATGCTGATGCTAATGGTAATATTACTATAGTAGAACAGTTTGATGGATTCAGAACCAGAAAAACAAAAAATTCACAAGTACTTAGTGAAGTTCGTGAAGAACTAAGATCATATGCAAACTGTCCAAAAGACACATGTACTTGTGATCCTAATTATTATCTTAATCAAAAAATGAGAGCAATTCACGGAATGTGTTTTGACTGTGTTATTGATATGGAACATGAACTTAAAAAAACTGGCCAGTTCGAAGAATATGCTAATAAAAAACTAGAAGCCAATGCCATGGCATGGTTAAAAAAAGCCGAGCATGATGTTGTTATGTTACGAGATGCATATACCAAAGCATCAGAGCTCGTTATTAACGGTGACGGGGAAACAGAAACATGGACTGCAAAGATGACACCGGAAGAATTCGAAGAAAAAATTATAAAAGGATTTGAGTCTTATAAGATAGACTTTTTAGATAAATTAAATAACGCAGTTACAAGAGAAACAAAATGAAAATTTGGAACATTATTAAATCGTATGGTAAATGGATTGCTGCAGCAATTTTGGCATTAATCGCAATTATTGCTGCAATTGGAAAATTTCGTAATCAAAAAACAGTTGACAAGATACAAGAAAAGATTGACGACAACACAAACACAATCGAACGTGTAAAAGGCAATGAAGACCAAGTTAAAATACAAAAACTTAAGGTTAAAAACGAATTAACGGAATTAAAAGCAACTGTTAATAAAACTAAAGCTACTAAAGCAACAAATCGTAAACCGAGTCATACAACGAAGACTACATCTCAAGCAAAACAAAATATTATTTCAAAAACTAAGAGGCAAAAATGAAACAGTTAATACTAGTATTGTTATTTCCCATAGTCGGATTCAGCCAAACAGTAGTTGATACATGTTTTACAGAACAACAAATACATGATATATCAGAAACAATTGATGATTTATATTTTAAAGATTCAGTTAATAACGAGTTAATAAATCAACAAACAGCTGTTATTGCTAAGCAAGACGAACTATTTAAACTAGATTCGATTCAATTGGTATATAAGCAACAACAAATTGATTTATTAGAATCTAATATAAATTTATATGTGGAACAACAAAAAAAATTACAACCTAAATGGTATAATAATAAAGTTATCTGGTTTGCAGCTGGGATTCTTACAACAGTATTAACTGGAAAACTTATTGTGGAGGTAATTCAATAATGTCAAAACCTAACATAAAAGAGATAATACATCAACAGTATCAAATGTGTGCTGCTGATCCAGTATTTTTTATGCGGCAATATTGTTATATACAACATCCTAAACGAGGAAAAATTAAATTTAACTTGTATGAATTCCAAGAAGATTCATTAACGAATCTCAGAGATAACAGATATAGTGTTATTCTTAAATCTAGACAGTTAGGTATATCAACTCTTTCTGCAGGATTTGCATTATGGAGTATGTTATTTCAACCAGACTTTAACGTTCTAGTTATTGCGACAACACAAGAAGTAGCAAAAAATCTTGTAACAAAAGTTAGAGTAATGCATGATAATTTACCTAGCTGGTTAAAAGGAACAATTGAAGCAGATAATAAATTATCATTAAAATTTAAAAACGGATCGCAAATAAAAGCAGTTTCATCTGCAACGACAGGTGCACGATCGGAAGCATTGTCATTATTAATAATTGATGAAGCCGCATTTATTCGGAACATTGAAGAAATATGGATAGCATCTCAAGCAACACTATCAACTGGTGGTGGCGCCATTGTGTTATCTACTCCGAATGGTATAGGTAATTGGTTTCATAAAACATGGGTTGACAGCGAAATAAATCCACAAACTGAGTGGAAAAATATAAAATTACATTGGACCGTACATCCAGATCGAGATCAAGAATGGAGAGACAAGCAAACCCACCTATTAGGCGAACGTGGAGCAGCACAGGAGTGTGATTGTGATTTTATAAGTTCGGGACACACTGTAATTGATGGTAATATTCTAGCCGAATATGAAGCAGCATGTACTAATCCTATAGAAAAAAGAGGCTACGATGCAGGATATTGGGTATGGGATTATCCTGATTATTCAAAAAATTATATGGTTGTAGCTGACGTTGCCCGTGGTGATGGTGCAGACTGGTCTACATTTCATGTAATTGAAGTAGAAACAATTACGCAAGTAGCTGAATATAAAGGTAAAATACCACCAAAAGATTTTGGTAATATGCTAGTTACCGTTGCAACCGAATGGAATAATGCGTTACTTGCAATTGAAAATGCAAATATAGGTTGGGCTGCAATTCAGCCGGCATTAGATAGAAATTACGAAAATTTATTTTATACATATAAAGATGATGGTTATGTCGATGTCGATGTCCAATTACAAAAAGGATATGATATGAAAGACAAATCAAAAATGGTACCTGGAGTATCTACTACTACAAGAACACGTCCATTAATGATATCAGCATTAGAAATGTATATGCGCGAAAGAACACCCGTAATACGTAGTAAACGACTCATACAAGAGCTATTTGTCTTTCAGTGGTTAAATGGAAAAGCTCAATCACAAACTGGGTATAATGATGATTTAACTATGGCATTTTGTATTGGGCTATGGTTACGTGACACATCATTAAAATTACGACAGCACGGAATCGATTTAAATAAGCGCGCACTATCACAGTTTCAAAAAACAGACAGTGTTATATATACTGGTAAAAATAAACCAAATGACTCTGGGTGGGATTGGAATAATGGTAAATCTGACGAAGGATTGACTTGGTTATTGTAAAAATTGCTTGGATCTTTAAGTACTTATATTTATAATAAAAGAAAATACCCATATGGCTTCTTTAAGAAAACGATTACAAAATCTATTTAGAACAAATATTATTGTGCGATCGGACGATAATGGTAAATTACGAGTACTCGACGCTAATAGACTACAATCCGACGGAAATTTAGCAAAAACCAAAATATCTGACAGATATACAAGATTACACGGATCAAATCGGCATAAAATAGGCGGGTTGAATGGTGGGTATGATTCTAATTATTATATGCATCAAAATCGTATGCAATTATATACTGATTATGAAATGATGGATAAAGATCCAATTCTGCATTCTGCATTAGATATATATTCAGATGAATCTACATTAGAAGATCAATTTGGTGACATATTAACTATCAAAACTAACGACACTAAAATACAAAAAATACTTTATAATTTATTTTATGATGTATTGAATATTGATTTCAATATGTGGTCTTGGATTCGAAACGTAACAAAATACGGCGATTTCTTTTTAAAACTAGATATTGCTGATGAACTTGGTGTTATTAATGCCAGACCACTTTCTAGTTATGAAATTGAGAGATTTGAAGAATATGATACTGAAACTGGCGAATATGATATAAAATTTAAACACTTATCAACGCATGAACAATGGTATGATAATTTTGAAATTGCACATTTCCGTTTATTATCTGATTCAAACTTCTTACCATATGGTCGTTCAATGCTCGAGGGAGCTAGACAGGAATTTCAAAAATTAACAATGTTAGAAGATGCAATGCTTATTCACAGAATAATGCGAGCACCAGAAAAACGTATTTTTAAAGTTGATATTGGAAATATACCACCTAATGAAGTAGACACGTTTATGCAAACAATCATCGATAAGATGAAAAAAATACCGCATGTAGATCAGAATACTGGAAATTATAATCTTAAGTTTAATCTTAATAATATGCTTGAAGATTACTTCTTACCGGTACGGGGAGGACAGTCAGCAACTCAAATAGACACATTGCCAGGTATGACATGGACCGGTACCGAAGATATCGAATATGTGAAAAACAAAATGATGGCTGCTCTTAAAATACCTAAACCATTCTTAGGTTATGGTGAGGGAGTAGAAGGAAAAACTACATTAGCATCCATGGATATTCGTTTTGCTAGAACCATCGAACGCGTTCAAAAAATTATAACATCTGAACTTTACAAAATTGCAATCGTTCATTTAGCATCACAGGGATATGAAGGAGAAGACTTAATCAATTTTGATTTGGCATTAACATCACCATCTATTATATACGATCAACAAAAAGTTGCATTAATGAATGAAAAAATTCAACTTGCTACTACAATGAAAGATAGTAAACTTGTATCGGATAAATATATATATGAATTTATATTTAATATGTCTGAGGAACAATGGCTACAACAAAGAACAGATGTTATTGAAGATTTAAAATTACGATTCAGACAAAACCAAATTGAACAAGAAGGAAATGATCCAACTATAACTGGCGCGTCATATGGTACTCCGCATGATATGGCATCAATGCATATGAGCTCAAATGACGTAGAAGTAAAAGATAAAGGCGGCCGACCAAAAGAAGGTATTAAATCAGGCCAACACGCTAATGAATTTGGGTGGGATCCAACTGGTAAGAAAACATTAGACCAAGCATTTAATCTACAAAACCAAAAAACAACATTTCAGCCAGATACACGACAAAGAAAATTATCAATAACAGCCGAACAAAAAACCGTGTTAAAACATTTTAAAAATCAAAATCGACAAAAAATTATAACAGAAACATTAAATCAAGAACCAAAAGACATAGATTCTGGAACAATGTTAGATGAAAACAATATTTTATAAATTTGTCTATATTTATTAATAAATAAAACTACTGGTACCAGTATGAAAAAATTAAAACATTCTAAATATAAAAACACCGGAATCTTGTTCGAGATGCTTGTAAGGAAACTCACATCAGAAACAATGTCGTCTGATAAAACAGTAACTATAGATATTATTAAAAAATATTTTGGTAAAAATACAGAATTATCAAAAGAACTTAATTTATATAATTCATTAATTAAAGAGCAACATAAATCTGAAGCGCGAGCGTTGGAATTTATGAGAACTATTAGAGAATCATATAGTCGACTCAATCAAGGAGTATTAAACAGACAACGATACAATCTTGTTAAGGAAATTTCTGAAAATTTTATATTTGATCATGTTTCTAAAATACATATTAATAATTACAAAGCATTAGCTTCAATATACATGTTATTTGAATATAAAGATTTAGATAATCCTAAAAAATTAATGGAATATAAAAACGTTGTATTGGAACACATTTTACTAGAACGTAAACCAAAAACACCAAAAAATATTGTAATTGAAGAATTTTCTAAACAAGAAAAAGATATTAGATTATTAACATACAAGTTAATGATTGATAAATTTAACGAAAAGTATGTAGGATTATCAGAATCACAAAAACAATTGTTAAATAAATATATTACTAACGTTAACGATACTGAGGCATTAAAAGAATATATTGCCAAAGTAATACCTGTACTAAAAACTAGACTAGCAGAACAGTCTAAACACATAACAGACAAAGTAACGCAAATTAAGGTCACTAGACTATCAGAGATGCTTTGTAACGTTGAAACTATGAAACGTTTAAATGAGTCTCATATCGTATCATTAATGCGTTATATGGACTTAATTGACGAATTAAATAGGATACAATAATGAAATCATTTTTAAAACAGATAGAAGAAAGCTTTCACTCGCTAGAAGAAAAAAAAGCAAAACCAGATTTTTTAGATTTAGATGGTGATGGTGATACTGAAGAGCCAATGAAAACCGCAGCAAAAGAAAATGTATCTATACATGAAGGGTATTACTCTTCATCCCCATTAGAGACTATTATTGGAAGTTTAGGGTACCGCCAAGGATTCCAAGAATTCTTCGAAGATAATCCAGGTGCTGTCGACACAGTAGTTGAATGGATTATATCAATCCGCGACTTTAGAACTCAACTCATAAATGAATATGATCCAGAAGAGTTAGAAACAATGGGTATCTACGATCTAGACGAAGCTTCTACATCTGCTGGTGCTGGATCATATATGACTCCTAAAGCATTTGGAAAAGCTGATGATGATACTGTAGAGACATTAGGATATAAAAGAGTCCAAGAAGCAATGGATACTAAATATGAACGTCTTATTGAAGGATATAAGACATTTGCTTTAAGTGATTCTAAAATGAGTCCAGCTAAAAAAGTAAATGCATCTATTAAAAATGTAGCTAAGCAATTAAAAGAAATTGAAGACACTGTTAAATATACTAGCAGATTAAAAACAGAATCGGGAATATCACATTCTGGATTTGGTCCTAGTATTAGTAAGGCATTAGGAAAAATATCAGAACGATTAATTAAAATATCAGAGCGAGTTAGATCATTAGGAGAATAAAATGTCAAAATTAATATTAGAAGACTTCATGCAATTTAAACCAATTGGTTCACTTAATGAATCAAATGGAGCAAAATATGGCATACCAGGAGGATTCGTAGTGCAAGGCGTTTTACAGAGAGCTGGTGCTAAAAACCAAAACGGTCGAGTATATCCTAAAAATATTTTAATGCGCGAATGTCAACGATATCAACAAGAATATATAGATCAGAATAGAGCGTTAGGAGAATTAGATCATCCAGAGTCTAGCGTTGTTAATTTAAATAACGTGTCTCATAACGTTTTAAAAATATGGTGGGATGGTGATGATTTGAAAGGTGTAGTTCAAGTATTAGATACCCCGTCTGGTAAAATATTAAAGTCATTGTTTAAAGAAGGTATCACATTAGGTATTTCGAGTAGAGGGTTAGGTAGTGTGAAAGAACTTAGAAATGAAGGCGTAGTTGAAGTACAAGATGACTTTGAATTGATTTGTTGGGACTTTGTTTCAAACCCATCTACGCAAGGAGCATTTATGGGAGTAATGAAAGAATCAGTACAGCAAAATACAATTAATAAATATAAAACAGTGAATGACATAATCACATCGATACTATGTGAAGATGGTAAATGTAGGATATAATATGAAATTCGAAAGTAAAAATTTAAACGCATTACGTGATCTATTACGTGAAGATGCATCAAAACAAACGGTGTTTAGCGAAGGTCCTGCACCATTAACTAATGAGCAAAAACAACAATTTGCTGAAGCAGTAAAAACATTTTCACAAATGGGAGAATCTGTATATAGCAACGGAAAACTAAAAGAGATTGTAGAACGTATCTCTAGTATAGTGGAAACGGCTACTCAATTAGTTACTGAAAAGGAAGATATGATTGATAGTGTATCTGCTGGTAGACATATGAAAGAAGTATCTGGAGCACTTAAAGCATTTCAGTCATCAGCAAATGAAGTAATGATCCAGGAACGTAGAATGGAAGCTGCATTTGAAGATATAGCTCAAGGTATTCAAAAATATTTTGAAGTAGGATAATTTGGATGTTTAACTAATTATTTATATAATATAAGAGAATGATAATGAGTAAGTTTAAAAACATATATAAAGAGTTTTTTGG